AAGACGTTTTTCCTGGCGTAAGTCTAAAAGCAGACAGCAAATCAGCAGGAAGATGGGAGACGAATAGCGGGGGCGAAGCTTTCTACTCTGGTATTGGCGGTGCGGTAACGGGTCGTGGTGCAGATTTGCTAGTTTTAGACGATATCCACTCGGAACAAGACGCACTTTCTCCCACAGCTTTGGACAATGCTTGGGAATATTACAGTTCTGGACCCCGACAAAGGCTACAGCCAGGGGGAGCTATCGTTATTGTGATGACAAGATGGAGCATCAAGGACTTAACAGGCAGATTATTGAACAAACAAGGCGAGGAACACGCCGATCAGTGGGAAGTAGTAGAGTTCCCTGCAATATTCCCTGAAACCAACAAACCGTTATGGCCAGAATATTGGCAATTAGCAGAATTAGAGGGTGTAAAAGCGTCTTTGCCAGTAAGCAAGTGGGAAGCACAGTGGATGCAAAACCCAACGTCCGAAGAAGGGGCGATTTTGAAGCGAGAATGGTGGCAATTGTGGGAAGAAGACGAAGTTCCAGAAATGCAGTACGTAATACAGTCGTATGACACAGCATATACCAAGAAAGAAACGTCTGACTTCTCTGCTATTACGACATGGTGCGTTTTTTACCCTGATCCTCACTCGATGCGACCAGCTTTGCTTTTACTTGATGTTAAAAAAGGTAGATGGGACTTCCCTACACTCAAGAAAGAGGCGTACAAACAATTTGAATATTGGGATCCCGACACAGTTATCGTAGAAGCCAAGGCCAGTGGTCTACCGCTCACGGACGAACTACGTCATGCGGGTATTCCTGTGGTCAACTACTCACCTGGCAAAGGACAAGACAAGATTGCAAGAGTAAATGCGGTTGCACCCATGTTGGAATCAGGCATGGTGTACGTACCCGACACGCGTTGGGCGGAAGAATTAGTAGAAGAATGTGCAGCGTTTCCATTTGGAGATCATGACGACTTAGTGGACTCAACAACGCAAGCGTTAATGCGTTATCGACAGGGCGGATTTATTGGTTTAGAATCGGACGATGATCTGCAGGAAAATGAACCCAGACGGATCAGAGAATATTATTAGGAGAGAGCAATGGCTGATAAAGGCGAAAAGATCAAGGACCAAGGATTTGTTCCTTATGCAAAACAAACTGATATGAAAGCACCCATGACCAAACCTGGAGACGGGAAAGGCAAAAGCCGTGGTGGTGGAGACGCAATGAGAGGCACAAAGTTCACAGGCGTTTACTAGGAGAACAACATGGCATTAGGACCATTAGTACAAGGCCTCATGAGAGGCATTGGTAGTTTAGGCGGCAGAAGTCCCTCATCAAGAATGGACAGAATGCTTAAAACCATGAGAACAGGTGAGCAAGCAGGGGATAAATTTACTAGGCTAACTCAAAGTCAATTAGACGATATGGTTGCAAAATATGGTCGAGAAACTCAAGCTCTTACAGACAGTGTAACCAAGGGATCTACTTCCATAACTTCTCAAGCAGGCTACGCTAGAAAAGCACAGGAATTGTTAGACAAAGGCGCAGACGTTGAAAGACTAATTAAAATTCTTGAACAAGAAATGAAACTGGCTAAAACCATGTCTGAGTCTAGAAGACTTTTAGAGCGACTTAATAGAATGCGAAAAATAGACAGTCTAATAAAAGGAACCATAGCAGCTATGGGAGCGGGTGGAGCAGGAATGTATTTTGGTGCATCGCAACAACGTAAGAATCCTGACTTCTACAATCCAGAAGATAATCCATTTAGAGGACTATTTGGCGGAACACCAAGAATGTCTGGGGATGTACAAGAAGCCCTTGAAGACATGGAAAAGAAAGTAAATGGCAGAGAACAGTAAACCGACCAACATAGAAAGGTTGTCAGATCTTATTGATCTGGAAGTACAAGACGGAGAAGAAGTTCAGATTGAAGAGCCCATGCAAATGGGTGAAGGCGATATTGCTGTTGAACTATCCGAAGAAGGCGCACAGATAGATTTCTTTCCTGATGAAGAAGTTATCGATACCACGCCCTTCGACGCAAACTTAGCGGAGTACGTTGACGAAGGCGAGCTAGGACGAATTGCTTTTGAATTAATTACCGACTACGAAGAAGACAAGGCAAGTCGTCATGACTGGGAAGACACATACGTAAGAGGCCTAGATTTACTTGGCTTTAAGTATGAAGATAGAGACAGACCTTTTCCAGGAGCATCAGGCGTAACACATCCTATGCTCGCCGAATCCGTAACGCAGTTCCAAGCGCAGGCATTTAAGGAACTATTACCAAGTAAAGGCCCCGTGAAAACCAGAGTCATGGGTAATGAAACACCTGACGTAGAAGATCAAGCACGTAGGGTAGAAGAGTTCATGAACTACCAGATTACTACGGTAATGGAAGAATATACCCCTGAAATGGATCAATTATTGTTCTATTTACCCCTAGCAGGTACAGCATTTAAGAAGGTTTATTACGATCCAAGTAAACAAAGAGCAGTGAGCACCTTTGTACCCGTAGAAGATTTAGTAGTTCCGTACACAGCCAGTGACCTAGAAACGTGTGAAAGAGTTACACATGTAGTCAAAATGAGCTACAACGAAATCAGAACACAACAACTTGCAGGATTCTACAGAGACATACCACTACAGCCTGCTGAAACAAACATAAATAGCGATACCGTAGACAAAGAGGACGAGCTCGAAGGACTGAGTGCTAACACCAACGACATGATGTATGAATTGTTGGAGTGTCACGTATCCATAGACATACCAGGCTTTGAAGATCCAGACGGATACCACCTACCTTTTATTATTACGATAGACAGAGCGTCAAACGCAGTCTTATCTATTAGAAGGAACTACCGTCAGGACGATCCACTAAGAACAAAAATACAATACTTTGTACACTACAAGTTTCTCCCTGGTCTTGGATTCTATGGGTTCGGCTTAATACACATGATTGGCGGATTGTCTCGAACCGCTACTGGAGCCCTACGACAACTGATCGATGCAGGTACGCTGGCAAATCTTCCTGCTGGATTTAAGGCCAGGGGACTTAGAATCAGGGACGACGAGACTCCACTAGAACCAGGAGAGTTCAGAGACGTAGACGCACCAGGCGGAGCACTAAGAGACTCACTGATACCACTGCCTTATAAAGAACCGTCGGCAACATTGATGCAACTACTAGGATTCTGTGTAGAAGCAGGACAAAGGTTTGCATCGATTACGAATCTACAAATAGGTGAAGGTAACCAAGAACTTCCTGTTGGAACAACCATGGCCTTACTAGAGCAAGGCACAAGAGTCATGTCTGCAGTTCACAAAAGATTGCACTATGCACAGAAAACAGAATTTAAAATTCTAACCAGATTGTTTGCAGAGTATCTGCCTCCTGTATATCCATACCAAGTTATAGGCGGAGACCAACAAATCAAACAAGCCGACTTTGATAACAGAGTAGATGTGATACCTGTGAGTGATCCTAACTTCTTCTCAATGAGCCAACGTATTACATTGGCACAACAAGAACTACAGTTAGTACAAAGTAATCCACAAATACACAACATCAAAGAATCGTACAGAAGAATGTACCAAGCCTTAGGCACTGAAAATATTGAAGCGTTGTTCGCACCTGATCCGCCCCCACCCGTTCCGATGGATCCAGCAAGTGAGAATAGCGCAGCATTAATGGGTGCACCTCTTATGGCATTCCCTGATCAGGCGCATCAGATTCACATAGAGGTGCATCTTTCTTTCTTAGAGTCTGGTGCAGGTATGACAAACCCTGCAGCAGTGCCTATGATGGTGTCGCACATATTCCAACACATATCATTAGAAGCACAGAACCAAGCTAATGAACAGATGCCAGATCAACCACAATCGATGCCAGCCATGCAGCAAGGAGGAATGATGATGCCACCCCCACCTAACCCTGCAAAAGAAGCTTTGAAGGCACAACTAGAACTAGAGATCATGGAATCGATTATGCCTAGAATAGAGAAAATACTATCTACTGACGATGGCGTAGTGGCATTGAAGCAACAAGAACTAGCTATACGTGCAAAAGAAAACGAAGATGATAAAATGATTGCAGAGGAGAGGATCAAACTGGACAAAGCTAAGCTTAAACAGAAAGACCAATCCGAAGAAGAGAAGTTAAAATCTCAAGAAGATATAGCAGCAATGAAAGTAGCAGCTGATAGAGAGAAGAAAAAATGAGAGAAATAGTAGACAAAGATGCAATAGAACAAGCAGTACGAGCTGCTATGGCTTCTGCTGGCATAGGTCAATTAGATTTAGGATCATTAGGCACAAGTGGACAGTCTGTTATGGAAGATGAGCCAATAACGTTAGCCGCTGACCCTGTAGCTCCAGTCTTTGACATAAGCAGCACTCCATCTTTTGCCGCAGATGCTTACAGGCCTAATTACGGAGAAGTAGGAACATCAGGATTTAGAAATCCTGAAAGGTTAGCAGACCAACTTTTTGATCGCAAAATTAGATCACTACGAGAAGAAGAACAAACCCCAGCATCAAATCCAGTAGGGACAGTTTTTGATAGAAGCGATGTAGCGGGTTCATTAGCTGCTGGTTTAGTTCCAACACAAGCAGACATTTTAAGCATCTATACACCCTTTCTTTTTAATTCTTCGTCTGACCTTGTACGAACTTTTAATAACGTAAGAGCTTTAGAAGAAGCTGGTTATGCCTTAAAAGAAGCACCATCAACCAGCACTATTTCTCATTTCGAAATGAATGCCGAAGGAGGTGGTAGGTTTATTCCCAAGACTTCTGGTTTAACCGAATCTGACTCACCGTCACCCGTGTCAACTATGGTTGAGCCAGAGGTCACCCCCATGGATAGTGACATAGATAGGGCTGTAGCCTCAGCCGTAGCCTCAGCCGTAGCGTCTGGTGGAGACCTGCCAATGCAAGCTGCTGATGATCCTGTAATGGCCGCAGTCGAAACAGCTGTAGGCAATGGCCAACCGACCACGGACGATACTATATTAGATCCAGATGATACGGTAGTAGGAGCTCAGATAGTAACTCCATATTACAATCCCGCAACAGGCGAAACTTTCACGCAATATAATACAGCACAACCTGTTCCAGAAGGTTTTATACCAGGCTCTCCTCCTGAGACTCCCGCACAACCCGATTTCATGACTCAGCTAAACGAACTGATAGCAAGTATGCAAGCTGAGCAAACAGCAGCAGCCGAACAAGCTGCAGCTGCCGAAGCAGAAAGACAAAAGCAAGCTGCTGAAATGACACAGAATTACATGGTTGGGCAACCAGCCGTAGGTTATAACCCGTACGAAAGCGGACAGTATCAAAACAATCCATACGGTCCTGCTGGC